CAAGCGTACGCCCGCTCTATAATACCTTCAATTTTCCTGATGTATTCGTCTTTCGTCATCATCCCACCTCCGGCTTATCACCCGATAAAACTTGCCGTCTTTTTGCACCTCGATTACCGCCGGTGGCGGCGACTGGTTCAAGGCGTTGGCCAGGTCGGCTAGATCAAGCCCGTCGGCGAATTGCCGCATATCTAGCCCGCATCCCTGTGCTATCGTCATGATAGTTTTTAGCGCTTTCTGTCCGGCGTATCCGTCGTGCGTCAACGTGACATACTCTGCGACTACCGGATGCCACAGACCGCAGTAGTACCGACACCGTAGCATCGTCTTGCCACTATTCCTGCTCGTGTACACGTCCCACTCCCACCGGTCGACGGGGACCTCCTCGGGCTCCATGCCCATAATATCCACGTTCGAGCGGACTAGGTCTTGGCGTTCAATTTTTGGAAATTCATATCCGCAGCTCGGGCACACCCGGACGCTAGCATGTACGATTTCCCGGCATTCCGGACATGCCTTAGCCGGCGCCTCGCCATTGCCATCGCCAGCCTTGGACGGCGGTTGAACGTGGGTAATAGGCCCGTGACGCATGATATTTCCCGCAAAATCAAGGACTAAGCAATGGTCCGTATGGCTCTTTAGCCGCATCCCCCTACCCGCCATCTGTACGTATAACACCGGCGATTGGGTCGGTCGTAGCATCGCGATCAGGTCGATATCGGGATAATCAAATCCAGTAGTTAAGACGTTAGCGTTAGTCAACGCCCGCAATTTTCCGGTCTTGAATTCCGCCAGCAATCGTTCTCGCTCGGCCTTCGGAGTGTCGCCCGTGACGCATGCCGCCGGGATGCCCTTTATCTTGAGTTCGTCGGCAACGTCCTGGGCGTGGTGGACGCCGGCACAAAAAAACAGCCATGCTTTCCGGTCGCCGGCCAGTCTGATTACCTCGTCAACGGTGGTGGTGTTGTTTTCCGCTGTGTTTACCGCTCGTTCCAGCTCGCCTTTGGCGTAGTCCCCGGCGCGAATCGTAACACCGGTGGTGTCCAAGTGAGCATCTGTTAGCTTGCTCTTTAACGGCGCCAGGTAGCCGCCGGTAATCAACTCGATGATGTCGACGGGCTCTAAGATCGCGTCAAATAGCGCCGGTGCGTCGGTGATTAGCCCGTGTCCCAATCGATACGGTGTAGCTGTCAGCCCGATGACGCGCAGGGCTGGATTGATGGCTGTTAAGTCGTTGATTAACTTGCGATACCTACCCTGGTTTCTGTGATTCACCAGGTGCGCTTCGTCTATCAGAATGATATCGATATGCCCCAATTCGGCTGCGCGCCTGTCAACGGACTGGATCCCGGCGAAGGTAATAGGCCAGCCAAGTTCACGTTTACCCATACCGGCTGAATAGATCCCCAGGGGCGCATGATGCCAGTGTTGACGCATTTTCTCTGCGTTCTGTTCGATCAGTTCTTTAACGTGCGTTAACATCAAGATCCGTTGGTGGGGCCAGCGTGTGAGCACATCTTGGCAGAACGCCGCGATAACATGGGACTTGCCGGACCCTGTCGGCATGACGATGCAGGGGTTGCCGTCGTTGCCGTCAATGAAGTACTGATACACCATATCTATGGCGCGCTGCTGATAGTCGCGGAGTGTCACGTCTACTTACCCCTCCCCCATGCCGCGCAGGCGATAGGATCCGTCAATAGCTCCCCGCTAGTGAATATCCTTTCCCCATTGATTTCGCCGGGTTTGCCATTTAACACCGTCGCCCCGGACGGCAGCTTATAGCGCGCAACAAATTCGCTCGGACCATCGAGCAGCTCCCAGCCCGCGAACGCCATGAGATCGGGATGTAAGACATGCCCCGAGTCGTGCCCGTATTGTGCGTCGACGGGGATGGTCTGCCGCCACCGCTCGGAAAACCAGGTCCCATCATCGCGAGGCGTGCTGGTGGCATCAGTGCGGTAGTTGATCTTGATCCTAGCTAGCAATGGATCTGTTGATTCCCGCTGCGGTATCAACCGGTCCCAGTGTTCGCCCGTTGCGGACTCGGGAAAATAAACAGCGTAATAATCGCTGTATTTGACCCGCCAGTCTGACGGATTGTTGATCGCCCGGTCCGGGATCCGGTCAGCCAGGGCGATGCGCTGCCCCCGCTCGATATAGTACCGTGCCACGGCGGCATCGTACTTAACTCGCTCTGTATATATCTCGTCGTTGTCTTTACACACCGCGATAAATAAGCAGCGGTCAATCCCGGTTCCGTTCATGTAGCATTGCACCTGCACCCAGTACTCCGGGTTGCTTTTCTCTAGACCGTCTTTGTTCAGCGTAGCAAATCGGCTCTTGCTTATCGTTTTGATCTCGAGCAAATGCGGCTTTTTGGGCGCCTCTGGAACACCGGACATGATAATGCCGTCGCAGGACCCTTCGACGTGGGCGCCAAAATTTAGCTTACGCTGGCTCCAACCGGTTTCGCGCACGTCCATGCCGGCGGCTATCAGGTCGGCTACGACGGTTTCTTCTTCGCGGTGCCCCCGGCGAAATAGCCGCAAGATCCGACCCGAAAAAAACGGTTGAAAAGCCCACCGGAAAGCAAGCCAGATCTCCGCCTCGTCGGCCTTACCTAGCTGGCTGACCCCCATATGCGGCCGGGGCTTTGACGTCGCATTTTTGGCCTCGTGGGCCCGATTGATCGCGTTTGCCGTCGTGTGAATAGGTTCTGGTATTTTTGCCATGTTAACCCCCTCCGATGGGTTGCATGTGGTCGCTTACGGCGACCAGTCGTTTCAAGCTGTTACCTCTCCCAGGGCGCCTTCCCGGGTGCCGGGGTTGCCGGGGCCGCCGGGGTAGGTGGCTTGGGCGCCGCGAATGCCGGGGCGGGGACAACACTACCCGTGATGGCCCCGTATCCCGACACCGTATTTTCGTTGCCGTTGGCATCCCCGTACTCGGGGTTTTTGCTTTTAATTACCTTGACTTTCACTAGCATCTGGCGATTGATTAGTTGGTCGGTGTCGGTCAATTGCGTCAGCCCCAGGGCCGTCATGATGCCGCGTAGTTCCTGACGCCCGATGCGCTCGGCGTCGGCGTTGCGATTTTGGATATTGATATGTTTGAATAACACCCTGCCTTGATACGTCGGGCCAACGACATCTAAGCGTAGCTTAATCAACTGCCCATCGCCCGCCCGGGTGGGTTGAATGTCGGCCTGGGTGATGCGGACATGGTAGTCGCCCGCAGGGAGTGACATAAAATCCCCGGAGGACTCGTCATCGGGTAAATCATTGATATTGTAGGTTTGGTTTAGCTTTGCCATTTTTTAATCCTCCATTTCTTCTAATTCAGCGCGTTCTTTGAGTTCAATCAAGATCGTCGCCAGTACCAATTGACCTTCTGTCTGCATCGGAACAATCCGCCATTCTTTACACGTCGTCGCCATTATTTCGCCCCCTTGCGCTCGATTTTGAACGACGGCCGCCCGGCCTTGGCCGTGATAGCCGATGCCAATGGCGCGGTGATGGATGCGTCCGCGTCTTCCCACTTCGCCTTGTTCAGCTCGGGCTTCCATCGGAACAAAACGTGCAGGTGGTCAAATAGGCCGTGCTCGTGCGCCAGCTCTTGCAGCTTGTCGCCGTCAACCTTTCGGCTGACGGATCCATTGACCTTGACGACGTATTCGCCTGATTTAGTCGTAGTGGTGGACTCGTCAGCGGCGTCCTTACCGATCAATTCAGTCAGCCGGTCTTCGATGGCCCGGCGTCGGTCTGCCGCGTCCCTTTCCGTTTGTTTTTCGTCTAGCCATTGTTGGGCTAGGATCTCTAGTTCGTTTATCATTCCTCTTCTTCCTCAAATAGCGCTATTGAATAGCGCGCTAAACCGCCGTTACTAGCTAGCAGTCGATAAGTGCCATAATCGGACAGATACAATTTAGCTGCCCCTAGATCTACGATAATTAGATCTACGTCGAAATTGCGCTCTTGATAGCTTGGGTCCGCCCTGGGATCCCACTCAAGCGTATCTATCGTCTGAGCGATTTTTTCTCGCGCTGTCGAGCAGACTAGATCCCAATGTCGCTCGAGCATCCCGATAAGCTCCATTGCATTCCTGTACAGCATTCGCGTAGGCGATATATCGTACTCTAGTATGCCTAGCCGACGCATCACTTCATAGTGCCGACGCCACATATAGGTTTTTTCGCGCAGGTGGCTCGCTTCGATTTCCATCCCGTCGCAACCAAATACTGCCTGTCCGCTCCGGAGCGCTATTTTTACCTCCTCGTGGACCGTGTCCGGTAGGTAGGTAGATAGTGCTAGCGCTACCTGTTGCCATTTTGTTAGCTTTACGATGGGCTCCATTTCTTCATATTTCATCGGTTTTCTCCATTATTTTGGCGATAACGGCCCCAAGATCCGGTTCTTCCCACATGTCAAGCTTACCTGACCGGTCCTTAGCGGACCACAGCCCGTCAGGCGCACACTGAAGGGCCCGCTGGATGTCGCCCTCGGCGTCCCGCTCGACGCGCATTGCTAGGACCTCATCGAAGAAAAATGGCAGCTCTTGGGATAGCCGCTTACCCGGCATCGAGGGCCCATACAGTATCCGCCCCTGCTCGTCTTGTGTTTTCTCGAGTTTTGCCGTCATTAGCACATGGCGGCCTGACAGGTCCCGAAACGCCCTGATTAATTGGGCCATTTTTTCATTGGTTTCGCCATATGCGGCGCGGCCGTCCTTTAACACCGCTTTTTCGCTCAACAGGCAGACCTCGGCGATCTCGCTGACGCTGTCCAGCGCGACGGACTCATAGCCCTTAGCCTCTTCACTTTCGGTCAACCAGGTATAAGCCTCGCCAAGGGTCGCCATCGAGTCTATCTCGATGTAAGGGATGTCCTGCCCCTGGAGCGACAGCAAGCCTGCCTCGGCTGATAAGATGATCGGCTTGGGGAGCGTCCCAATCAGCGTGGTCTTTCCGGCGCCTGCCTCGCCGTAGACCAGGATTTTGACGCCTTGTGCGCGCACCTGATTAGTGTTTTTTAGATTGATTGCCATTGATAGAACCTCCGTTTTTTTGCCCTAGGTCACCCGTCGCCCCGTG